CTTGCAGCGCTCATTCTTCCAGAATGCACCGAGGCACCACATACCAAGTCCGTAGGCGACCTTTTGCGCCTCCGCAAGATCGAGGTGCGCCTTGTGCATCAGCGTCCACGGACGATGCGATTTCGCTTCGGCAGGAACGGTATAGTTCAGCCCCATCGCGCCGACGGCGGTTGCTGAGCCGCCCGCGCCGTCGCTCAGGTTGGGCCGGTCCGGGGGGTTGATCTGACCGAGTTCGAGCGTAAGCGCCGCGGCGTCTTCACGCTGCTTCTCGATTACCTCAAGATTTTTGATCTTTTCGGTTAGCCCTTTGATTTCGGTATCCTTCGCCGCCGCTTGGGCCATAAGCTCCGGCGTCCATTTGTCGTCTGGGGTTGCAAGGAGCGTTGTGTACTCCTTGACGGCGAGTTGGCGCGCCGTACCCGTATCGGTAAGTAGGCTCATTTGTTTGGGTCCTTAAAATGAAGTGAAAGTGGGGTGACTTAGGCGGCTTCGTCGAGGGTGATTTGAGCAAGTCGCCGCATGGCGTCTCGCTTAAACTTCGCAACCTCGATTGCGTTTTGTGCGTTCTGCACCGCCGCCGGTTCCGTTCGCGCATACAGGTCTTCGGCCTCGGTCAAGGCTCCCTTGATCTGCTCGATGACCCGTGCGATTTGAGCGCGATTCGCGGAAGAGATTTCGCGATTTTCCTTCTTACGGATATCGACTTTCTCTTCGGTTCGCTCGTTGAACGCGGCGAAAGTGGATACCACCATCTCCGCGTGGCGATCGTAGGAAAGACCGGACCCCAGCCCCCCTGCCGAAAGCATGGACATCAGAATACGCTTCATCGACTCGACGCCCTCTTCGGGTGTCTCCGCGCCTTGGTTGGCCGCGACGGCGCGATGAACCGCCATACATAAATCTTTGAACTCGTCATGCCCGTCGGACAGGCATTGATCGCAGTCGGCAGCGCCCATGTCTTTGAACTGGCCTGCGCCGCGCAGTGCGTCCGAGTGGTGATCCATAATCGAGTAGCATGCCTGCGCGACCGCCGACATGCACATATCGTGCTCGACATAGTTTCCCAGGAATTGACCTTTGAAGCGCGGCGCGATTGCGCCCTCGGCTGACTTGTCCGACTCATCCTTCGCCCATGGCACGACTATCGTATCGTCATCGAACGCCGTGCGCATCTTTGCGTAATAGGCTTCGAGGAAAGACTTCGCGCCATCGCGGTCTTCATCCGACAGTTCGGCCCCGCCGCGTGCGCCTTGCAGGGATTGTGCAATCGTAACAAGCGCCTTCGGGACCGCCTTTAGCTCACCATCGACGACATCGCAGAACGGAAAGACATACGACGTGAACTCATCCTTGTCGCCGCGACACACCACATACGCCTTCGCCATGGCGACGTTCGGCTCGTCGTTCGCACCGGTCTTCTCCTTGACGCGCTTTTGCGCTTCGGAACCGCTCCACGACATGTCCCGACTCGCGAGGCCAAAGCCGCGTCCGCCACAGATAGCTTTCTTACCGATCAAAGTCGTTGCTGGCATTGTTGTTGACCTCGAATGAGTGCGGGTATCGATTTTGCCGGAGCGGGCGATATCGCGAACGGATGCGCTGGCGCCTGCGCTCTTTACCGATATCGCGATCGCTTGCTGGTCGGCCGGAACCGGGGTGAGGGAGTATTCCCAGAGCTCCGAGATAGTGATGATGGCGCAGCAGGCTTCCGAGCACTCCGATATGTCCTTAACATCGAACAGCCCCATCGGATAGCCGTTCGCCTTAGCATATTTGAGCAGTTCCGGACCGTCCTCGAAATAAATCCAGGTGCCGGGCTTCATGGAGAAGCCGATGCTGAGGCCCATTTCCTTACCGGCCGCGATACGCTCTTGCGCTTTGGCGCGGGCGACTTGCGAGGCTTCGTCGGAATGAAACGCGAATTCAGAATACAGTCTCGCGCCACGCTCTTCCGCCAATGTCGGAAAGCCGACAAGCGCGGTAGTTTCCCATCGATGATCCTGCGAAATAAAGCCCGCTGCGAGAAAACGCGATAGACATTCCTTGAAGGCACCGGGAAAGATCACGTCGCCGTACAGGTCCATATTGCCCATGACGGACGGAAAGCCACAAAGAATGCCGTGCGGATATTGAGGGCCGGCCTTGATTTCGCAATCGGCGACGGAGAATGCTTTAAGAGTGCGGTAGGGTTGGGTGTTGCTCATTGTCTAATCGTCGCTTCCGTCGTCATATCCCTCATCGTCATCGCCTTCTGGGTCTTCAGGGTCTTCCCCGGCCTCGGATGGCTCATCCCTTCCGGGTTTGCTCGGGGTGGTATCCGCTATCTGCAACGGGTCGTCTTCGCCACCGGGCAGCGCGAGCACGTTGATACCGGTCGGTGGGCCGAGTAGCTGCCAGAGGAACTTCTCGCCAACCTCGGGATCATCGCAGGGCTTCAGACCAATCTCTTCTCTCGCCTCGTCTAGCGTAACGATTCCGCCCTTGAAGTCCGTGTTGGCGCGGTTGTGCTGGCTGTCCTTGTCTTCCTGTAAATCCCGCACGTCCGAGTAGTCGAAGTTCACGCGCTCGGTGCGCGTAACATCGGTTTTTGCGTCACGGCGACTGAGGCCGCGCGCTTTCGTCACCCATTTGACGCGCTTCGCTTGGCTAAAGCTATAAAACCGGCTCTTCGGCGCGATTACCGGGAAGTCCGGCAAAAGCTCATAGGTAAACGCTTCGCTTTCACCGGCGAGCAGCGGCAGCATGCACTGCTCGTAGGAGCTTTCGCGCGCCTCACGCTGCATGGCGCCGTACTGACCGCCTTTGCCGCCCTCGGTCGATAGTCCGATAGCCGCGGGGTGGATACCGAAGCCGGAACAGATGCGCGCGACAGGCCGCACACCGATAGCCGATATCTCGAGGTCTTTCATCGACCTCGCTATCCAGTCAACCTTTACCGGCAGGTTGGTCGCAATGACGCGGCCGCGACTGTCGCCTGTCGTGTTGCTTTCGAACTTGCGCTCAAACTCGCGAAGCTGTGTCGGCGTTGGCGACACGAACTGGTCGCCCTTTTCGAGTGCCGACAGATCAGGCGATATCAGCGCCCCGGCCACACCTCGGTTGCGCAGCACAACGGCAACGACTGTCGATAACTCGTTATCGGTGACAATCTCGCGCAAGAGCGGCGTCATCGGATTTAGGCCGATGCGCCGGTTGTACGGATCGATGCCGTATCGATAGTGAATTACATCTTCGCGCTTAATCAGCTTGGCGACGACGCCGCCGTTCTTCTGTGGCTCCTTGTAGATATAGTATTGGGTCGGGCCGCCGTCGTCCGGCTCAAGCGGGGCAATTTGCCAGTGCGGGATGTACCAAAGCTCTTGCGGTATGCCTTTGCCCCGGTCGCCGCGGACTTTGACGATATAGGCGTTACCGGCACACTTGGCCGATAGCGCCATGCCGAACAGCAGGGCGTTGCCTTTGTACTCAGGGTTCGGGTTAAGCAGCAATTGCTGGCACGGGTGATCGTCTATCGGCTGGAGCAATCCCTCCTTGTCTTCGTAGACGACATGGACGCGCGGCTCAATAAGCTTGTCCCAAATATACTGCAAGCAGAGCGCCACTACGGCGTTATTCCATGGCAGACCGGCCTCTGTCACCCAATCGAGATCGGTACCGCCAAACCGCGCGCCGGTCCCGCCGGTCACTGTGCGCCAACCGAAGTCGCCGTCCCATGTGACTCCGAAGTACTTCTGCTGGATATTGGCCGGTGCGCCGATTGCGGCAAGCTCGGTAAGTCGGCTGAGGTTTAGGCGCATAGATTACCGACCGCGTGTTAGCTTGGCAACTTGCTCCTTGGCGGCCCCCATCAAGGCGAATGCTGCATAGACGATAATGCCACCGAAAGCGGCGACTGTGAGCAAACCGGCGCCGACGGCGACGACATCGGCGAAGAGGAGAAGAGGGTTCATTAGTAAACTTCCCAGCTAACCTTCCGCGGCCCCGCGTCTTCCGTCATCATCAGCGCATCCGCGTAGTCGGGCGATTGCACGCCCCGTCTGCGCATATCTTCCTTGGCTTCGATCTTGATCTTGCCCGATGCGGTGTCTTCGGCGCGCGGCAGACTTAGCTCGATAATGAGCTGGTTGCAGTTCGGTATCGAGATCATTTCCTCCGGCGGGTGCGCGATTCCGAGTTCGACGAACTCATACGCCTTTTCGAAGCGCGAGCGGAGCAGCCAGTAGCATTCGGCGCGCCGGTTAAGGAACTTCTCTTTCGACGATTTATTGTCCGGCCAGCGTTTATTGGTACAACCCGCGCCGCCGTTGAACGGATTGACCTCGAATGCTGGCGCCGGCGCCATATCGGCAAGCGCCGCCTTGACACCCTCGCCGACGCCGCTCACGTCGTAGGTCAAGCGCTTGACCGATCCTAGCTCGCACTCCTCGCTCGTACGTCGCGCCGTCTGTGTCGTATTGAGCGTATCCCAAACGATTGGATCGTAGACGACCGGCCCTTGGCGTGGTATCAGAACAGTCTTGTTCGCGCCGCCGGCCGCAACATCGAGCCCCATTTGCAGGATGCCGCTCGGCCGCAAGTCCAGGTTTACCGCCGCCGCCACCCATTTCGCCGGTATGCAGACGCCTTCGACCGACGCCGTGTAGTCGATATCGATTTCCTGTGCCAGTGTCACCGGGTCCAGTTCAGCCTTCTTCTTTGCGTACCAGGCTTCGCCCTTGCCGGGATTGTCGCGCCAGTGGAACGTGAATACCGGCACGGTTCCGCTAAAGCGCTTGATCGCAAAGCGATTGCCCATACCGTGGGGCGTACTCAGATCGATCCGGCAGTTCGTCGTATTCGATAGCGCCGCGTCTACTTTGTCCTGATGCTCGATAAAGGCGGATTCGTCAACGACGTACAGCGAGGCGCGGTCGCCGCGTCCGATCTCGTCGCCGCCTTCGCCCGATATCGTGTTGCCGTTCTCGGGATTGATGAGCCGGCAATAATTGTCATGCCGCGCCCATTTGAAGCCCAAGGGCAGCATCCACGGCGGTAGCATCCGCAGAAAAAACCGTATCTTCTCGAAGATGCACTTCGGATCGCCAAGCTTATCGACGTATTCGAGCTTCGAGCTGCCGACGCCTGCACGGAACCCGGCGAAGAACCGCCAGCGCCAAAGAACGTAGGCAACCGGTATCAGCCACGTCGCGCCCTCGTCCCGGCTCTTTTCGACTAGTCCACTTTCCTGCAGCCGCTCGCGCTCACGAAGCCAATCGAGGCATTCGGCCTGCTTGGGACGCAGGATAAACGTCAGCGTCGCCGGTTTGTTGTCTGGGTCCGTCGTTCGCGGATCATACGTCC